ATAGTTGACTTAACGCATGGCAACAGGAAAAAGGCTGACAGAATTATCTGGAGTCTCCAAGGGCGGTTTGAGCATGGACGTATTGTGCTGAACTCTGAGGAGGATTGGGATGAATTTAAAGATCAACTTCTTTTGTTTCCCGCCATCGGAGTGCATGATGATTTGCCAGATGCTCTCTCATATATAGATCAAATGGCTGTCACTTCTTACTTTGTGGATGACCAAGAAGATGATTGGGAGCCAGTAGACATAATAAGCGGGGTTTGATAATGGCAACAGATAAACAAGTCGGTATGGAACAAAATGAGTTTGACGAGCCTACTGAGTCCGACAAAGAACTTGTTGGATTTGTTGTAGACCACTGCAATCGGTGGCGTGACTACCGAGATGTTAACTTCCTACCTGATTGGCTAGAGTACGAGCGCATCTTCCGTGGTCAATGGGCTTCTGAAGACAAAACCCGTGAATCTGAGCGTTCTAGAATCGTCACCCCCGCCACCCAACAAGCCGTAGAGACTCGCCATGCCGAGATTATGGAAGCAATCTTTGGTCAGGGCGACTTCTTTGATATTGAAGACAACCTACAAGACGTAGGCGGCAACCCCATAGATGTTGAGTTAATCAAGGCTCAACTGATGGAAGACTTCAAGAAGGACAAGATTAGAAAAGCAATCGACCAAATTGAGTTGATGGCTGAAATCTATGGAACTGGCATTGGCGAAGTTGTGGTGATGACTGAGACGGAGTATGTTCCCTCTACTCAGATGATCCCAGGCCAAGTCGGTCAAGCCGCCATTGGAGTATTGGAGAGAGACAGAATTGCTGTCAAGATTTCTCCTGTAAACCCAAAGAACTTTTTGTTTGACCCCAACGGAACTAGCGTAAATGACTGTATGGGCGTGGCTATCGAGAAATACGTCTCGATTCACAAAATTGTCCAAGGCATAGAGAAGGGTATCTACCGCAAAGTAGACATTACCACCTCTGGTGAAGACACAGACCTTGAGCCTACCCAAGAGGTTAGCCAATATCAAGATGAGAAAGTCTTGTTGTTGACCTATTACGGCTTAGTTCCACGGGAATATCTAGAAAATCTAGAAGAAAACAAAGAGATAGTAGAGTTATTTCCTGAGAATTCTGCGGCAGATGACTACACAGACATGGTGGAAGCCATTGTTGTGATTGCCAATGATGGTCAACTGCTAAAGGCTGAAGCAAATCCCTACATGATGAAGGATCGTCCTGTCTTGACCTATCAAGATGACACAGTTCCTAATCGTTTGTTGGGCAGAGGCACAGTAGAAAAAGCGTTCAATATGCAAAAGGCTATTGATGCTCAGACACGTAGCCACTTGGATTCGTTGGCATTGACTACTAGCCCCATGATTGCTATGGATGCGACTCGCCTCCCACGAGGAATGAAGTTTGAAGTAAAGCCAGGCAAGGCAATCCTCACCAATGGCGCACCTTCCGAGATTCTCTACCCCTTCAAGTTCGGTCAAACTGACCCCAATAACTTGGCTACGGCAAGAGACTTTGAGCGTATGTTGTTACAAGCAACGGGAACTCTTGATTCCCAAGGCATGATTAGCAATGTTGCTAGAGATGGTGGTCAAGGCGGTATGTCTATGGCTGTCGCTTCTATCATCAAGAAGTACAAGCGCACTTTGGTGAACTTCCAAGAGGATTTCCTAATCCCGTTTATCAAGAAAGCGGCTTTCCGCTTCATGCAGTTTGACCCAGAACGCTATCCTTCTGTGGACATGAACTTTATTCCTACGGCTACGCTTGGCATTATTGCTAGAGAGTACGAGCAACAGCAGTTTATTGGTCTTTTGCAGACACTTGGCCCGAACACCCCTGTCTTGCCTGTGATCCTGAAGGGCATTTTGGCTAATTCAAGTCTGTCTAACAGGATGGAATTGATTTCCATGCTTGAGAAGATGGCTCAACCTGATCCACAAGCGCAAGAAATGGAGCAAGTTAAGCAACAATTGGCTCTGCAAGCGGCACAAGCACAGATTGCGGTCAACACTACTCAGGCAGAACAGAATCGTGCAGAGGCTCAGAAGTTAATGACTGAGGCACAGTTGATGCCACAGGAAGTGCAAGCCAAGATGAGTGCATCTTTGACCAAGAATCTGCCTAACGAGGCGGATGCTAACCAAAGAGAGTTCGATAAGCGAGTCAAGATTGCTGATTTGATGCTCAAAGAGGCTGACATCAAGAATAAGAGCAAGATTGTTGAGTTACAGATGGCTGATAAATTAAATGCTCAGTCAAAAGTCAAGCAAGACTTCCTTACCAAACTCACAGATGGTCTAAAGCAAAATGGCTAACATCAAAGAACTGATTGAAAGCATTGAATCGACTGATTCATCTTTTGATGACAAGTTAGAAGCCATCACCAAGATGGAAGAGACTCTTGTGGCTATGCGCCAGCAAGAAGAAGAAGCCATAAATGACAATGTTGAGTTGATTGTTGAAGCCATTAAGGTAATGGAGAACAAGGTCAGCGCACAACTAGAGATTGCCAAGTCTATTGTTCCTGAAAAGGGTGACAAAGGAGACAAAGGCGCAGATGGCAAACAAGGCAAAGATGGTCGTGACGGCAAAGATGGTAAAGACGGGATAAATGGTAAAGACGGAGCAGATGGTAAAGATGGTGTTTCTGTAAGGGATGCCAAGATTGACTTTGATGGCTCTTTAGTTATTACCCTATCCACAGGACAAGAGTTAAATGTTGGTGAAGTGGTTGCTCCTGACTTAGCAGAAAAGATCAAAGTCATTAGCACCATGTCTACCAATGGGGCGGTTGCTGTTTTAGAAGAAGGCACAAGCATCACGAGTGGTGTTAAAAGTTTAAATTTTGTTGGTTCAGGTGTTACGGCAACCACATCGGGTGACAATGTAACAGTCACAGTAGCGGGTGGTGGAGGTTCTGGCACAGTTACAAGTGTTGCGGCAACTGTCCCATCATTTTTATCTGTTGCTGGTTCACCAATTACAACAAGTGGCACGTTGGCAATCACATTGTCTGGTACAGCGTTGCCAATAGCAAATGGCGGTACTGGTGCAACTACATTGGCTGGTGCATCGATTGCCACTTACTCAGGTACTGAGACACTAACTAACAAGCGTATTGACCCAAGAGTTACTTCAGCCGCATCTGCATCATCTTTAACCCCTGATATATCGGCTAGTGATGTCTATGCTTACACAGCGTTGGCGGCAGGACTCACTATCAATGCTCCAATAGGAACGCCTCTTGATGGAGACAAGTTGATATTTAGATTGTTGGATAACGGCACAAGTAGAGCATTGACTTGGAACCCTACATACACAGTTATTGGCGTGACTTTGCCAACAGCAACAACGATTAGCAAAACAACTTATGTAGGTTGTATTTATAACGCCAACAACACTCGTTGGGATGTAATTGCAGTAACCACACAGGCTTAATATGGTAAAGATTGACTTCTCTTTTCACTCGCAATACGGCACATTTGCAGATGCTTTGCATTTGGAAGATGATCACGGACTAACCCAAGATGAGATCAATGCCATGCAACAGCAGAGGTTTGATAACTGGGTTGCCATAATAACTGCGCCACCTACTGAAGAAACTCCTGCGGAGTAAAAAATGGCTGATCGCTATTGGATTTTGGGAACAGGTTCTTGGAGTAGCACCAACACAGTTAATTGGTCTGCATCATCAGGTGGAACAGGTGGTGCGTCTGTCCCAACTGCATCAGATAACGTATTCTTTGATGCAAACTCAAACGTAGGGACTGGTGCATTTACAGTCACTATGGCAAACTCGCCAAGGGTCTGTAATGACTTTACAGCATCAGGTCTTGATGGCACTATGACCCTTGCTGGGTCATCCATTGGCTTGACAGTATCAGGCAGTCTTACATTTCAAGCCACGAACTTTACTCGTTCTTATACGGGTACAACCACATTTAATGCCACGACAACGGGCAAGACCATAACAACTAATGGAGTTGCTTTTGGTGATGATGTCGCACTTAACGGTGTAGGTGGAGCATGGACTCTTGGTAGTGCTTTAACTTGTGGAACAATTACTTTAACAAATGGAACTTTTAGTACTTCAGCAAGTAATTATGCGATAACTGCTGCTATTTTTAACTCAAGCAATTCAAACGCAAGAACAATAAATTTAAACGCTTCTACTATTTCTTTGTCTAGTTCTCTATTTGTTTTATTTACTACATCAACAAACCTTACATTAAATGCAGGAACATCAACAATAAATGGTTCTAGCGCAAGTGCTACATTTGCTGGCGGAGGTCAAACTTATTACAACGTAGCGTTTACATCTACGGCTCTTACTACGCCATCAATAACAGGCACAAATACATTTAACAACTTATCGGTAACTGGTAGAACTAGTATTGGTATTGGCGTATTAAGTCTTAGCGCAGATCAAACAATCAACGGAACATTTACAGTTAGTGCGGGTACTGCATCTGCATACCGAATGCAGATTTCCTCTAACACTCTTGGCACTACTCGCACATTAACTTGTGCGGCTGTATCTTTAACTGATACAGACTTTAGAGATATAACTATTGCAGGGGCGGCTTCCCCTGCTTCTGGAACAAGACTTGGTGACTGTAAAGGCAATAGCGGTATTACTTTTGATGCGGCTAAAACTGTTTACTTTAGACGGACTGGTTCTGGCAATTGGGGTACTGTACTTACTGGTGGAACTTGGTCTGCTACATCAGGTGGCGCACTAGACGCAACCATGTTCCCATTGGCACAAGATACAGCAGTATTTGATGCGGCTACATATCCCGCATCAGGTTCAACAACAACAATTAACGCCAACTACAACATTGGCACAATAGATATGTCGTTGAGAACGTCAAATACTATGACGTTGGCAACAGGTACAACTGGACCATTTATTTATGGTAACTGGATAAATGGTACTGGTATTACATTATCTGGTACTGCATCAATTACTTTTGCAGGCCGAACTACACAGCAAATTACAAGTTCTGCAAAAACTTTTACAACAACTATTGTTTTTGACAGCCCAAGTGGTTCGGTCACTTTGCAAGATGCAATGACAATAACATCTACCAGAAGTGCTTTGCTTACAAATGGCACACTTGATTTAGATGGAAAAACATTAAATGCTGGTCTTTCATTTGTAACTGGTGCAGGAACAAAGAATTTAACCTTTAATGGCGGAACATTAGTCTGCCCAACGGCCTCTACAACATCATTTAACAACTTACAACCTACCAACTTCACCACAACCGCAGGCACAGGCACAGGAACGATTTCCATGACTGCCACAACCGCTAAGACGTTTGTTGGTGGTGGTTCTACGTTTAATTGCACACTCAACCAAGGTGGTGCTGGTGCTTTGACCATTACAGGCTCAAACACATTCGGCAACATTACCAATACTTACAAAGTTACTGGCGCAACCTCTATTTTATTTACTGCTGGCACGACAAGTACGTTTACCGATTGGAATGCTAGTGGAGAATCTACAAGACTTTTAACCATTGGCTCGGTGACTGCCGCAAGCCACACGCTATCTAAGTCAAGCGGTACTGTAAGTTCAGACTTTCTATCTATCAGTAGGTCTACGGCTACTGGTGGGGCGGGATGGTATGCAGGGGCTAACTCCACAGATGGGGGTAATAACTCAGGGTGGATATTTACTGCACCGCCTGCGATAACGGCAACAGGCAACTTTTTAATGTTCTTTTGAGGAAACAATGACCCCTGAACTGCAAAAATACTATGAAGCCCGCTTTGACACTATGGCAACAGAGGGGTGGAAGGATTTAATGGAAGATGTTGACACAATGATAAATTCATTGAACAATATCAGTACAATCCCTGACGAAGCGTCTTTACACTTCAAAAAGGGTGAATTGTCAATACTAACTTGGCTGAGAACCTTGAAAGAGGTCAGCGAAAGAGCGTATGAGGAACTGAATGAAAAGACTATTTGATTTTGCCTGTGAAAACGGGCATAAAACTGAGAGATTCTGTGATTATGAGACACGGGATTTCTTATGTGAGTGCGGAGCAACAGCCAACCGCCTCATAAGCGCACCTAACTTCAAGTTAGAAGGGTGGTCTGGTTCTTTCCCGTCAGAGCATGGGAAGTTCGAGAGAAAACACCTAGATAGACTGAAGTGGGAGCAAAGTAACAACTCACAACCATAAAAATGGCGAGTTAAATGTCCTAGAACCGATAACGGCAGGAAAAGGAAAAATATGGCGTTGATTGATAATGAAGATGAGTCGCAGAGTGAGTTAGATGTTGTTGAAGAACAACAGCAAGAAAAGCAACTCCCTGAAGTAACCCAATCTCCAGAGTTTCCTGAGAAATACAGGGAAAAAACTCTAGAAGAAGTTATAAAAATGCACCAAGAGGCTGAGAAGTATATTGGTAAGCAAGCACAGGAAGTTGGTGAAGTTCGCAAATTAGCGGACGAACTCATAAAGCAGAACCTCTCCTCGACCAAGCAACCTATTAAAGAGGAAGCACCAGAAGTAGACTTCTTTGAGAATCCAAAAGAGGCAATTCGTCAAACTGTCGATAACCACCCTGATGTAGTTGCAGGTCGCCAAGCGGCTCACGACTTCAAACGGATGCAGATTCAGCAAAAGTTAACGCAAGAGCATCCCGACTATGGTCAGGTTGCATCAGACCCAGACTTTGCAAATTGGGTGAAATCTTCACCTATTCGCATAAATCTGTTTGCCAAGGCTGATGGTGAGTTTGATTACGATAGTGCAAACGAATTACTTACTACTTATAAACAGTTACGTGGCATTAAGGCAAAACAGACTAGCGATGCGGGTGAAACCCAACGCAAGACTAACCTGAAGGCGGCGGGCGTTGATATAGGCGGTAGTGGAGAATCAGGAAAGAGGGTTTATAGACGGGCTGACCTTATTCGGCTGAAAATGACCGATCCGAACAGATACGAAGCCTTGAGTGACGAGATCATGCAAGCCTACGCTGAAGGTCGGGTCAAATAATTAACTTATCGATTTTTGGAGATTTATCATGCCTTTAGGTACAAATAATGTGACAGTAACGACAGCGGCAACGTTCATTCCTGATATTTGGAGTGACGAAATTGTTGCGGCTTATAAAAAGAACCTCGTTTTAGCAAACTTGGTTATGAAGATGTCTTTCAAGGGCAAGAAGGGTGACGTAGTTCACGTTCCTTCTCCTACCCGTGGTTCAGCGTCTGCAAAGGCGGCTGGCTCACAAGTAACTTTGATTGCGGCAACGGAATCAGAAGTTCAGGTAGCAATTGACAAACACTATGAATATAGCCGTTTGATCGAAGACATCGTAGAAGCACAGGCTTTAAACAGTCTGCGTAACTTCTACACAGCAGACGCTGGTTACTCTTTGGCTAAACAAGTTGATACAGACTTGATTAACCTTGGACGTTCAACTAATGGTGGTGCGGGTACTAACGCCTATGCAACTGGTGCGTTTATCGGTGGTGATGGTACAACTGCTTATGTTGCCGCAAGCAACAATGAGTCAGCCTTAACTGATGCCGCTATTCGCCGCACTATTCAGCGTATGGATGACACCGACACCCCAATGGACGGAAGATTTTTTATCATCCCACCCTCAAGCCGTAACACGCTGATGGGCTTGGCACGTTATACAGAACAAGCCTTTGTTGGCGGTACTAACAATACCATCCGTACTGGTGAGATCGGTAACCTCTACGGCATCCCTGTGTTTGTATCGTCTAACTGCGATACAGCATCTGGAACTAACAACGCACGGGTTTGTTTGATGGGACACAAAGAGTCTGTTGTTCTGGTTGAGCAAATTGGTGTTCGTTCACAAGTTCAGTACAAGCAAGAGTATCTTGCTACGCTGTTCACATCTGATACGTTGTATGGCGTTCAGATTCTCCGTGCGGCGGCAAGTGCAGGTGCGGCTAAGTCTGCATCTATGTTTGCTTTAATAGTTCCTGCCTAATTGCAGTTGCGCCCCCTGCCCTAGTGGTGGGGGGACTTTTTTAACCTAATTAGGAGAAATTATTATGGCAACAGCAAGTGCAGTTGTAACACGCAGAGGTACTGACCAGTTTCGGGGCTTGTTCTCAGATACTTGGGCAGTTCGGGCTACTCTTGACGCTGGCTCTTTAGTCGATGGCGCAGGGGAAACCGATGACGTAACAGTAGCGGGTGTCGCTTTAGGTGACATGGTTATTGGTGCATCTTTAGGTGTGGATTTGGTTGGTTTGACTGTGACAGGTTATGTCTCAGCCGCCAATACAGTTAAATTCCGCATCCAAAACGAGTCTGGCTCAACGGCTGACTTGGCTTCATCAACCTTACGACTAGTTGTAGTTCGTATGGTCTAAAGATCGGGGGGCTTGCTCCCCTTTCTTTTAAGGATAAATATGGCTTTGTTTCGTTGCAATAAATCAGGCAATACAGTCGAATTCAGATATGACTTTGATATTGTCGAGATGCGTAGGCATCCAGAATACACAGAGGTTGATACTTCTGCTGTTGTAGAGGTGGAAAAGGTTGATGGAACAAGGCAAACGCTGACTTTGAAGAAACCTATGGGGCGACCCCGTAAGGAACAGTTATGAGCGATATTGATGCTAGAGATTTTGGCAAGTTAGAGGCACAGGTTGCCTCCTTGCAGACTGAGGTTCACCAGTTAGCCACCGATGTCAAGGCGCTCCTTGAGTTGGCAAACAAGTCAAAAGGTGGGTTTTGGATGGGCATGACCATCGCTTCT